TTTTTGGTTATATCAAGGAGCCGCAGGAGCTGTAAATAGTGACCCTGCTAAAAATTCGATCTCATGGCAAAGAATACGCCACTACTCTGGATGGACTGATAGAGAATATAATGTAGATGCAACAAATAATTTAAGAAATGATTATGTACTGTATCCTATGAGAACTTTTGATACTGAGGATAGTATAGGGTATGTGGATACTTCAACCATTTGGAGAAATACAGCTAGTTTACCAACAAGTAGCGGGGAGAAGCCCTCTGCTGGTTCATTATATTGGGGTACTGGTGATGCATGTGGAAAGCTATTAATATCTTGTAAAAAACGTTACCAATTTTTACCAAGAACAGTTGCTAACTCTGAAACTTTTACTGTTGAATCTACAGAGCGAGATACAAACGCAATTTTACCCTTTGGAGGATTCCCTGGAAGTCGGAAGTTTAGATAGTGCAGTACATTGATGAAATTGAAGAACATTTTAGAAATGAGTATCCACGGGAAGGTTGTGGTATATTAGCAGTAGTAAAAGGAAAAAAGAAGTGGTTTCCATGCACAAACGTTGCCAAAGATGATGAAGATTTTATTATAGATTCGTCCGAATATTTAAGAATATTAAGAACGACTGATATTATAGCAATAGTACATAGTCATCCAGATACAACATCAGAAGCTAGTGAAGCGGATATAAACTATTGCAATGCATTAGGAATACCTTATTATATATTTAGCTATCCAGAAATGGATCTAAATATTTTAGAACCAGAAGAGAATATAACCAACTTATATGGTAGAAATTATAAGTTCGGAACTATGGACTGCTTTGAAGCTACACGAGACTATTTAGCAGTACAAAATATAAACATCCCTCCTAGGGCATTATTTGAAGATGACTGGTGGGATAAAGACTTAGATTATTTCACGGAAGAAATTATTAAAGAATGGAATCATGTACCAGTGTCTTTAGAAGAAATTAAACCAAATGATGTACTTATTTTTAAACTATATGCTCCAAAAAATAATCATTGTGGAGTGTATATAGGAGATGATATTTTTTATCATCATGCAATAAATAGATTATCTTGTAGAGAAAGCTTATATCCTGCATGGTATAAACGGATAACAGGAGTGTATAGACATGCTGCGTAAGGTATATTTAGAAGGCACATTAGGCTCAAAGTTCATCCCTAGTTTTGAGGTTGAAGCTGAAACACTACAAGATGTATTTCGTTGTGCTGATGCTAATTTTTCAGAGTTTAGACCTTATATGATAGATTGCATGGAAAATGAGACAGGGTTTAGTATTACAGTCGAAGGTTCTGAAATTATAGATGAAAATCAATTACTTCTTCCTATGAAAAAAGGAGATATTATGATTACTCCTATTCCTGCAGGGTCAAAAGGGATAGGAAAAATAATTGCAGCAATAGCAATTATGTATGTAGTTATTGCAACAGGCGGACAAATCTTGGCAGCACAAGGAGGGGTGGCCCCATCACTTGCTGGACCTCTTACTGGTCCAGCAATAACTATGAAAAGTAGTTTTATGGCGGCCATTAAAGCCGGAGGTTTAAAAGGGTTCGGATTAAAAATGTTAGCAGCTACCTCTGTACACTTAGGTATGGCAGGATTGACAGAAATGATGGCTCCTGACCCTGCTACAGATAGTGACCAAGAGTCTTCATACATGTTTAATGGTGATGAGCAGAATATTATTGAGGGTGATCCTGTACCTGTATTATATGGTCATTTACGGGTTCCAGGACAGCCTATTTCATTTGATGTTATTAGTTCAAGTTATAATCCTATTACAGGTAACAATGTAGGCCTTAGTACAGGCTGGCCTAGTCGTACCAGGGAATTAAATACAGATTTAGCACAAGATAGTGCAATAAATTAGGAGAATAAATAAATGTCATCTGGTTCTATTACAGCTAGAGATCGACGAAGATTTGCTGCAGGTATGCTCTATAAAAGAGGTATTGCATCAAAAAATCAAATAGCTTCAGTAACTGATCTGATCTGTGAAGGTCCGGTTGAAGGTCTTTATGATGTTTCTGCCTCTGTATTTTTAGATGGTGATCCTGTACATGATACTTCTGCAGAAGCCGCATTTTTCAATGATACACTAAGTATTTCTATAGGAGCGGGTGCGACACAGCTGGGAACAGTTTATACAGGTACAGGAGGTAGTGCTCCTACTAATGTTTCTGCACTAAATATTCTTGAAGAAACTGACTCAACCCATCACAGATTTGTTTTTATATTTAGTGTTGCGAGTTTTACTGCAACTATTAATCACTTTCAACAGCAGTGGTATACTACTATAAATGGTATTTTTTCTCCTGTTTCAAATGCAGAGTTAGGTTTAACTGCTTCTAGTGGTAATCCTTTCGAACAATTTTATCAATCGGACAGTGGAACGTTAACCAACGGTAATCATCGTTTACGAGTACATATGCATGACCCCCTCGGAAATAAACTCGATGATGCTTATGATGAGTATAGAATTGATCAAATCAGAGACTCTAGTGATAATGCCATAACTAACGCGGCAGGACCTAAAGCAATACTAAAAAAGATAAGTAGTGGTTGGGGTATGCACAATTTATTTTCAAAAGACGATGCAGATGAAGGAACTTTAGTTACTGTAGAAATTGATCTTGCCCTAAAAGCAGAAATTGTACTATCAAGCGGAAATAAAAAGATACAAGTCAACAATAATTATACAAATGCCTATGCCATTACTAAAAAATTATTTGCTTTATCGTCAGTATTAGATAAGTCAAACAGATCCGCAAAAGTAAAAGATAGTACAATTCAGTTTAGAAGAGGGACAGAATTCCAAGCACCTCTAAAACAGTTAGCAGGAATTGGAACCTCTAGCCGTGCAGTAACTTTGAGCGATAGTAACAAAAATCCCTTTGAAGTAACAGGAAGTCATTGGAGAAGTGATGGAGTCGGAGGCACAGCATACTATAGAGAAGATTTTGGAACTAAAGGCACACAAGCTTGGGTTGAAGATTCAGGACTAAGTAATGGTCGTATAACTTTAATGACAAAAACTATTACACTAAGTGCTACTGGCATGACCAGCGGACAAATTTCAGAAATTGATGAGTTACGATTACAGATAAGATACCCTGCAGGGATATATCATACGGGAGGAAGCGGTGGAGATTATTACCACGCAGCAGGGCACCAAGTACATGTAGTAGTAAAAAGAGACGGAGCATGGCAGTACGGCATAGAGAATATGTATAACTCTGGAGGCTTAGTCGACTATAGAAAAACAAAGACAGCTATTTCTAGGGATCATGTTATTGATATGACTCCTTTACAGCCTTATGAAGATTTAAAAGTTCTAGTAACTAGATTAAGTCCTACTGCTATAAATAATGAAACTAACGGTAAATATCAAGCTGCTACTTCAAACGGAACAAAAGTTCAATTCTTACGCGATTCAGACGACAATAATTTAGCCGCTGTAGATGGTTCACAGATAACTAGTTTAGTAGCTATAATTAAAGAGAAATTAAACTATCCTTTTACTGCTTTAGGTACAGTTACATTTAGTGCTAGAGACTATTCTGGTATACCTACAAGAATGTATGAGGTTCTTGGAAAGAAAGTAAGAATTCCGTCAAACTATACACCTCGACATTTAGCGTCAGATCCTACTAAAGCAGAATACGGGGCTTTATGGGATGGAACTTTTAAACCTAATTTAGTTTATACAGATAATCCAGCTTGGGTTTTTTATGATATGGTAACTAACGATCGTTATGGACTTGGTGGCTATATTGAAGATATTGATATTGATAAGTACTCCTTATATAAAATTGCAAAGTATTGTGATGAACTAGTGCCTGACGGTAATGGAAGTGAGGAGCCTAGATTTAGAGCAAATATTTATTTTACAAAGGCTACGGATTGCTATAAAGTATTAAAGGATATGGCTACTGTGTTCAGAGGTATGCTGTATTGGATGGACGGGCAGTTGTTAACAGTACAAGATAGTCCTGGAACTCCTATATATAATTTTGGTAAGTCAAATATTATTGACGGTGAGATAAAAACAGAAGGCACAGGAGCAAAGACCCGTGCCAATCAAATTATAGTTAGCTGGAATAACCCCAAATCTCAATTCAAATTAGAGCCAATAATTGTAGAAGATAGGCAAAATATTTTAGACACAGGACGAATAAACAAAATAGAAGCAAATGCTTTTGGTTGCACTTCTCAAGGACAGGCCTTACGATATGGTAAGTGGAAACTATGGACCGCTGTCAATCAAACAGAGATTATTAGTTTTAAGACTGGTATTAATGCTGCTTTTTTACAGCCAGGAGATATAATTAATGTAGAAAACGCTGATGACTATGGTATAGCATTTAGTGGCCGAGTTTCTGCGTATGAACTTATAAACTCAAGTAGTCAAGGAAAAATAACTCTCGATAGAGATATATCTACAGAATCTGGAGGACCGCAGGTAGACGGAGGAGATTCTGAACGATCTTCTTATGCCTTTAATGCAAATTCTACTTACACTATGTCGGTATTAGTAGAGACGAGAAAACTTGTATTAGCTCAAGATTCTGTCACAATTACTCCTTCTAGTGGATCAGCTCTTACATATAACAGAGGAGATGAAATACAAAGTATTTGGTTGCCTTCTGACAATTCTGCCACTCTTTCGTATGGGGCTGTAGATATGGCTCAAGAGGATGGTGTTTTAAGAGGGCATATTGTTTCTGCAAAGAATAATAATGGTGCTGATAACGAAACCGTACTATTAGAATTAGTAAATGGCACAGCTATAGAGACCCTTCAATTTAATTCGGGGGATGTGTCTGTAGTTAGCGGTAAGACAGTTATTACCTTTGATACTATGGGAGGCTCTCAAGCAAGCCCTAAATTTAATGATGCACCCACAGCAAGCGACTGCATTTGGGCAATAAAAGAAGAGACAACTACAGGTAAGGCAGCATACTCCTACAAAGAATATAAGATATTAGGAATAACTGAAGAGGATAACTTAACAGTAGGAATATCTGCGGCGAATTTTTCAAATGCAAAATTTGATGCTGTCGATCTTGAATTTAGACTTGATGTCGAAGATGAGGTTTATGTAAACGAAGAAGACAATGCTCCCCCTCCTAGAAGTGTTTATTTACTACGTACTCCTAAGCCTGAAACTGCAGGGGATGAAATAATTGTTCAGTGGGATCCACCTTTAAATGCAGAGGGAACAGCAATATATGAACATGCTAGTGGTTATGAGATAGAGATTTTTCCCTCTGTTGATGAAAAAGTAATTGAAATAAAAAATGCTAACCAAACTTCGTACCCATTAACAGAATTAGAAGATGGACAATGGAGTATTGGAGTTAGAACTATAACTCCTGAAAGACGAAGTAGATACACATTTTCAGAAATAACTATTAAAGATCCTTACGGTTCTTATTCAGGGCCAAGAGTTGCAGAGCTACCTTTAGGTGTAAAATCCGACTTTGATACAGCTTCAATTTCAAGTACAACTTTTAAAGTATTAAATACTAATTGGGCAATGGTTAGTCCGGCAGCGCAATTAACTAGTTCTTTGACTAACCCCTCTCCAACTACAGCAGCTTCTTATTCTCAAGAATTAGCTTCAATGGGGTATTCTAATAGTACTTATGGAGCACTTCTAACTGCTTACGTAATGTTTGATAGAGATACCACGTCTTCCGACTATTTTAGACTTGTTAATTATAAAGGAGTTACTTTTGAAAATACTGAAGTTCAGCTATGGTATGATGTTAGTACTTTCGCACCTAATTCAAGTGGTGGTGTAGAGAATAATAGATGGACAAGTATTAATTGTAATGTCAGTGTTACTGCAACTTCAGGAACAAATATTGTTACTCAAACAGGTGGAGATGACTTTAAAGATGTTTTTCAAGTTGGAGATGTCTTACGTCTGTATGATGGTTCTAAATATTACGCAGGTAAAGTTGCGTTTATTGACGCAGCAAACAATAAATTATTCGTTGATAGACAACTAAATACTGGCACTTCTACATTAGCAATTACTGCTAATTCGACTACTAAAGCAGTAGCTAGATCAACTTTACGGGTAGATCCAATAAATGATTGTATTATAGCAACAATTAATAGAAACGCCTCATCAGGAGCGTATGACTTTATCAACCATGTTATATTAGCAGCAGGAGTGCGAGGTCGTGCTGTAACAGCAACTCCTGATCTAAACTTTTTAAACTACAGCTCCGCCAATGCACTCAATTCTAGCTGGACGGATAATATAGGTATTGAAGCAACAGCTATAAATTATCTTAATCCTGTTTTTAAAGTGACTGGTGATTTTGCGAGTAATGCGAATCCAAATAATACTACAGAAGCAGGAAAGGCAGACGGCTCTTTCAAAGACCCAGACTCCGGTACTACTAATACGTATACAAAAATAGTACATAATGCGGATGAGTCCAGTAACCCTATAGCCTATGACGACCCCAGTGAGGGAGCTGCCCAAGTTTTTACTGTTACTGTTCGTGAGGGTAATGACAATACTAATACTTTATACGAGACTAGTACTAAAGTAACTATTGGAAAAATTCGTGAAGGAGTACAAGGAAGCTCAACCGCAGTCTTATACTTATATGCAGTTCAAGACGTTAAACCTGCAGCAACTACAACTATTAAGGATCCGAACGAAGATTCTAACTTCCCAACTGTTACAGCAAAGCTTTCAGGAACTGGAGGCGGTGCTTTAGTACTTGATGGTTCAGCAATACATGCAAATGGTGGCGTTTTAATTAGCGGGCAGGCATCGGGATGGTATGTTACTCCACAAGCACCTACAGGAACGCAGAAACAGTGGGTAATTGTTGCAAGTGCAAATGGTACAGGAACTTCTGATACAATAGCAAGAGGCGAGTGGTCAGTACCTCAGCAGTTCTCAGGAGCAGACGGCTTAGATGGGTATAGTATAACTACTGTAGAAGCTTACCTTTTAAATAACAGTTCTACTACTCCTGATGAGCCGAATCAATCCACTACCTATAATTTTACAGGAACTAATCAAGGCCACCAAGGAACTCTACATAATAGTCTTAGTTGGTCACTTACCCTGTCTCCAGTTTCTTCTTCCAATCAATATTTGTGGAAGAGTACAGCAGCAGCTATATCCAATACCCCCAGCGGGGCTCCGGTTGCAACTATTGCTGCAAATGACTGGTCCACCCCTGTTATAGTTAATCAATACGCAACCGGGGCCCAGGGCGTTCCTGGACAGAGAAAGACGCAAATTTTCATGTATTATCAGACGGCTGCAGGTAGCGAACCTCCTGCGCCAACAGCTGGACAGCTCAGCATGAACTGGACTACAGGTGTATTAACATATACTGGTAGTGGTGGAGGCAATACATGGAATGTATCAGCCCCAACATTTGCTGCAGCAAATACTAATAAGTATTGGTACTGTCCTGTTTCTGTAGCGGAAACCGGAACTTATAGTGGTAGTGCGTACACAACAACAATTACTCCTGGAGATGTGGAACAGACTATAGGGTTCTCAGGATTGGTAACATTTGTAGCGAGTGGATCGGATACGTTGATTGAGGATGGAAGCGGTAGTAGCTTTAATTATACTAGTATAAACGGAGCAAATATTAAAACGGGCGCAATTCAGTCTGCAAATTTTACAGTGGCTTCATCTGGGGGTACAGAGAGTGATTTTGCGACTAGGGGAGCTAGATTTGATTTAGCAGGTGAAAGCATAAAAACACCGTTTTTCTTTTCTAAATGGAATAACTCAACTAATTCTGGTTCAGCAGGCTTTAACGGAAATATAACTTTCGGAAGCGGTAATAGCTCTTTTGGGGGTGATGCTATTTTACGGCTCGGGCCCTCAAACGGTGCACATATTAAAATGTATGTTGATAGTAATGCGCAAACCCCTAAAATAGAGATATATGATGCAAGCAGCAGGGTTCGGGTAAAACTGGGCTTTTTAAGTTAATACTAACCACTTCAAAAATAAAACTTGACTATTTATGTCCTTTGAGATATAATTTCAGCATGGAGAAATATAAATGAGCGCAGGAACATATAACTTAGTAATCGACCAAGGCTCCGACTTTGCGGTGGACTTGGTTATTAAGCAGTCGGGAACGGCTATGGATCTGAGTAATTACACAGGTCGGGCACAACTGCGAACGACTGTTACAGCTAGCTCTGCTTCGGCTACCTTTACGGTTACTAAAACGAATGCGACTGGAGGTGCTTTAAAATTGGAACTATCTGCATCGACAACTTCGAGTTTAGCAGCCGGACAATATGTATATGATTTAGAAATTTATACATCAAGTGATAGTGTTGTAAAAAGAATCTTACAAGGAGATGTAACTATTACTCCAGAAGTAACCAGATGAGTCACACTACATTAGAAATAACAGAAAGTGTAACAGACGTTACCGCAACTGGAGACTCAATCAGTGTGAATATAACTGATGATGTGACTTCAGTACAAGCTTATTCATTAGCAATACCTATTTCTGTTCCTGGCACCTTAACTGCTAGTAATATAATTACTACTCCATACAACACTATTACAGCTACAGATTTAGACACAGCATTAAAGCAATTAGCAGATCAAAATTTTCGTGGTACTACCGCCCCAACGGGGTCAACTGTCTCAGAGGGAGACACATGGTATGATACTGACGATGAACAATTTAA